GACACCGTTGTGTATGCGACATCAAGTTGGTTTGTTACCTCTACAATTCTAACAGATCGCTATGCGACTGTAGGAACAGTTACAACAAAGACCTACCTAACCTTGAGTGCTCCTACAACAGCGGCCATCGGCGCGGTATCAACGTTCTTTACTGCGGTATACACATTTACTCCTACCTTCACATGGGCAGCTCAGGCTGGAACAGTTTACTGGGACGGCGGAACTGCGCCTACGCTAGCTTCTTCAATCTCAGGCGCAACTCCTTCAAGAAGTATCGTTCAGTTTGTCTCACCTAACGCTACAGACTTCTACGGAACATTACTTTACTCAAACATCCCAGCGTAGTTTAAGAAAAGTATAAGCAACACTATTCGTCTGTAAGAACTAGGAAGGACACGAAATGGCAGTTACCTTTCCAACCGGTCCTACCGTTGGTCAAAAATACACAGCCGCTGGTCGTGCGTGGTCTTGGAACGGCACAAGTTGGGTTGCAACAGATTATGCAACGTACCTACAGTCAGGTCCTACGGGAGCAGCTGGCACCAATGGAGCCACTGGTCCTACGGGTCCAACAGGTTTTCGTGGATCACCAGGAACCCCTGGCGCAACAGGGCCAAGCGTTACGGGCGCTACTGGAGCGATAGGTCCAACTGGTTTAGCAGGACCGACAGGTCCAACAGGAGCCGCGGGTGCGCAAGGCGTACAAGGATACTCAGATCCTTCACTTCCAATCAACACGGTAACAACATCAACATACACATTGCAAGCTACTGACGCAGCTAAACTTATTATTCTTGCTTCAACAACAAATACATTTACAACAGTCAACATTCCACTTGACTCAGTTGCAAACATTCCAACAGGTGCACAGGTAAACTTTTTTGTTCAGTCGTCTGGAGGAGCAAAGATTACCCCCGTGTCAGGTGTGACGATCTATTATACTCCAGGACTTTCGTTTAGAGCTCAGTATTCTATGGCAACTTTAGTTAAGATCTCCACCAACACGTGGGTAGCCGCGGGAGACTTAGTAGTCTAATGAAAGTCATTGGAGCTATCTCTTCGGCGGTAAGCACCAGACCGTTCTACTTCAAGAAGGACGCATCAACATTGTCTGGATGGACGTCTACAAGTACAAGTCTAACGACCACCGTTACACAAGGAAATCCTGGTCCTGCCATCGTCGTCCCAGGTGGACAATACGCATACACAAACGTAGCTCAGTCTGTTCTTGGTAAGACCATCTCGTTTGACATGAAGCTTATCGAGAGTGGAGCCGCGCTGGCTAACTTTTACTTTGGTTGCGACTCAAGCGGCCGAGGACAGATGCTTCGCCTTGACGGTCGTACCGCTAGCTACTCCGGTTTTGCAGCAACAAGAAGCTGGGCAAGCTGGGACGCTCCATCGTATCCTACTGTCTCTCAAGGTATCGTTACAACAGGCGTTTGGTATAACGTGCAGATAACAGTTGATAAGACAGGCACAGACATTGACTGGTATCTTAACGGAATATGGCAAGGCGCTATGGTAGGATTTGCATCTAACGGAAACTATATTGCTCTTCATGGAGATGGTCCTGTAACTGGCGGAGCATACTTTGATAACATTAAGTTCTTTTATAGAGACTTGTAGGATACATTAAGCACGTATAACGAAACGACCGGGAGAGAAACATGAAGGTAGCAATCTACACAATCGCCCTCAACGAGGAACAATTTGTTGAGCGCTGGTATGAGTCTGCTAAGGACGCAGACTATCTAATGATTGCAGATACAGGATCAACGGACAAGACCGTTGAGCTCGCTAAAAGTCTTGGCATCAACGTAGAGATCGTAAAGATATCTCCTTGGCGTTTTGATGACGCACGCAACGCGGCGCTAGCACTTCTTCCAATTGACATTGACTATTGTATATCCTTAGATATGGATGAGATCATTACTCCTAACTGGCGCGAGGCACTTCAGGTTGCATACGATAACGGATGGACTCGTCCTAAGTATAAACACATCTGGTCATGGAATGAGGATGGGACACCTGGACTAGAGTTTAGCTATGACCACATTCATACACGCAAGAACTACCGCTGGCGTCACCCTGTTCACGAGTGTCTCTACGTCTACGGTCGCGATGAAACATCTGGCTGGCTTGAAGGATTAGAAACTCATCATCACCCAGATCCAACAAAAAGTCGTGCGCAGTACTTGCCTCTTCTTGCCATGTCTGTGCAGGAAGATCCAACAAGTGATAGAAACGTCTTTTACTATGCGCGAGAACTTTACTTCCACGGACAGTACAAGTTGGCAATGGAGGAGTTTAAGCGTCATCTAAGTTTACCAACCGCAACGTGGGACGCTGAACGTGCAGCCTCGATGCGCTATCTTGGAAAGATCACCGAGTTACTTATGAACGACGGCGAGATCGAGCACGACAAGGCAGCCTACTGGTTTAACCGCGCGATAGAGGAAGCGCCCGGAAGACGCGAACCTTACGTAGATCTTGCAAAACACTACTATATAGCAGAGAAGTGGGAAGAGTGCCTACAGTATGCTAAAGGTGCTATCGAGATAGTAGAGAAACCTTTAGAGTATCTTTGTGAGCCAGAGGCTTGGGGTCATGCTCCATATGACTATGCTGCTATTTCTGCGTTTAAGCTTGGTAAGTTTGATGACGCAAAGATCTATGGAACTATTGCTTTGCAGTTGAAGCCTGACGACGAGCGACTCGCTCAGAATCTTTCTTTTTACGCTTTAGCTGCCTCTCCAACTTCTTAGCCTTTTCCTTCTCAGCCTTAGCAAGTTTTTCAGCTCGCTCAGCATGATAGGCATCAACAGCGTTTGCGCTTGTTCGTGAGCGCCAAGTAAAGTCACATGCGATGCAGTGAACGATACGCATAGTTGCCCAACGTCCACCGTTAGGTGAGTCGACTACCAACGCCTCAAGTTTAGATGGACGAGCGTTGCAATAAGGACACTGTGGATAACGACGTCGACGAGTCTCCTGTCCTGTGCCTGATACGGAAAGCGCACGACGAATTTCACCTTCGTCCTTACCTCCCCAGATTCCCCAGATCTGTCGATGTTCAAGCGCCCACTTAAGACATCCTTGTCGAGCAGGACAAAGAAAGCATAGGTTCTTTGCTTGATACTTCTCAGTAGGCTCAGTTGAAAAGAAGAAGTCTCTTATCTTTTCATTTTCTGGCAAGGCGCAGATTGCTTCCTTTTGCCAACTTAAATCTGTTTCGCCACGTGCCACTTAAATCTCCACCCAGGTTATCGGAATAGTTCTATCAACGTAGTCTCCGTCACGTGTTTCTCCATCTTCATTGCATACGGTGAAGTAGATAGCTTCATCTACTTCTCCAGCATATCCGTGAGAAACAGTGGCAGATTCAATAGCGCTGTATCCGTTGCCAAGGGAGATTGAAGATCCATCGCGTTGAAGTGCAGAGGCTAGCGCACGACGGACGGTCTCGTTTTCAATATCAACGTGATCTTCCGTATAGAACACTATGGCATCTTGGTTGATAGGCTCAAAGCCTTCTCCTGACCATTCACTCCATAGTGTTTCGCCAATACGCGAGTCTCTCATAGGTACATTGTATCTTGAGACTCCAGAAAAGGTGACCTTTACGGGTGTTTCTTTTTGCTATTTTAGAGACCCATAAAACCATATGGACCCTGCCATGAAAGTGTCTCTAATGTCATCTGAGCGCCTGTAATTTGCGTCAAAGAGACCTATTTATAGATTATTGTAGGTGCCTAGGTATAAGTTGCCGTTTGCATCTGGCCAAAGGTATTGGTAGTACGGAGGACGAGTTCCGGTGTCCTCTGCCCAGCCAAACTGGGAGTACCAGGTGTAGTCCTTACGAAGAAGAGCTACCCTGTGGGTAGATGTAAGCTGTTCAAACTTGTCTTTATCCTCCATCCACCAAGGCATTGTCATGTCTGGTGAAATTAACTCGCGCTCAAGCGCAGTATCGTATGTAGAGTAGATCTTAGGGAGCATGGTAGACTTGTACCCGCGCTTGCGCCACTCAAAGTACGTGGCTGATAAGTAGGATACTAATAGGGTTTCATGCCCACGCCACATGTTAGCTGCTGGATGATTTGCCCAGCCTTTAGGGTCACGATAGTTACCGTCGGGACCCAGCTTTGTCACCGCAAGAAGAAGTTGCCAACCTTCTAAGGTTTGCTTGTGAAGACGTTTGTTATCTAACTCCGCGGCAATGCGCTCAAAGGAGTCAGTCTGAAATATGAATGTTTGCATCTTGTTGTCGTTTCGTCATACGTAAATTATATCAGGTTACTCGTCGTCCTCGTAATCCTCTAAACTTCCTAGTGGACCTTCGTCGTATTTAACGTCTTCCTCGTCAAGATCTACAAAAATTCCAGCTATGGTTATTTCACCGCAGGTTGAGCATACGTTGATCTGCCCTGGGTCTAATCGAGTTGGCACCGCGACCGCAACTAACGTTGAGATAAGACTTCCGTCAGGTCCTACACCTTCCGGCTCCCACTTGCTGTTCTCCTTGATGTAGCACTGCTCACATTGAGGGTACACATATTCTTCCTCGTACTCATCTTTAGCTGACACTAGCGTACCACTTCTTTTTAGCAGCCTGTCGAGAAAATCCTTTATCCATGTCTAGAAGCCACTCTCTATCTCCTATTAGTTCACCCTGGTTAGCGTCAGGTTGGCCGCTTAGAGAGGCAACCATAGCGTCTCCTAGCCACTTAGCAGCTTGCACTGGGACAGCCTTGCCCCACACTGCTGACAACGATGAGTAGTCCTTAGCACCTTCGATGTCAAAGTCATCTGGCAATCCTTGCATGCGCGCAGATTCTCGATGTGTGATAAGACGAGGTTCAGTTGGATGAACAACGTGATCTAACGCAGAACCGGTAAGAACGTTGCACCAATGATCTTCTTTCCAACGGTACGGTTGAGAGAAGCCAAGTTTATAGTCCTTGCGAATTACACGTGCAGATATATCTAGCCACTTCTGTGGAAACTCTCCGTTATTCATTTGGACTGCCTTCTTGATAGCTCCACCAAGATCACCGTTTCCAGGCCAACCGTCATTTCCAATGATGTCAAAAATCTCTTCAATGCGTTGAGCATGAATGTTTGTCTTGCCTATGTGGCCGTTCACCAGTCCATCTGGTGACTTAAGATGAGATACCCAACGAGACGGTTCCTGTACATATGGCTGTTTGTTCCATGTCTGTGGAAGCTTTGCAAGATCTCCAATAATGTCCATGATACGTGGAAGTTCAGTTGGCTGCTCTACGCTGATTCCAAACTTCATTCCTTTTTCAACTGCAACCCAGAAGTATCTAGGACGATATGAAAATCCACCAAGAAGCAGATTATTTTGCTTAACGTGATATAGGTCATATTTTTTACCAGAAACGTCCTCTACCATAGAACGATACTTGTTCATAGTTTCTCTTCCTTGAGTGTACGCTTGTTGAACGCACTCAAAGACAATCATCTTTGGCTTTACACGACCGGCGTACTTCATAAACGCCTTTGTATGTTCATGCGCCTTGGAGTCAGGACCACGGTTAGTTGGTCCAGACCATACAGACCAACCAGAGCAAGGAGGGCAACCTGCGACTACGTCTACCTTAGACTTTGGCCATTCATCAGCGTCATCTGAGAAGTAACTGTTCCACGTATTGCCAAGATACTTACGGTTTGCCTCAGCTAGAGGGTTTCCAAAGTTAAGTGTTCCTGTGCGAGTTTTCATTTCCATTCCTGCCTGCACAAGGCCAAGACTTAAGAATCCAGCAAGACCGTTACAGTCAATAAACGTAGGTTGTGACACGGGTAAGTCCTCCATAGTTTCGTATAGATGGACTGTATACCGCGTGAACGCAGTATGACCCATTATAGATCATAATTACTCAGCTTTTTGTGCGAGCAGTTGCCCTACCTCGTATCCGCATCCGGCGTATCCTGCAATATCTACCCAGGTATCAGGTTGGAATCCAGACTTAGATGCGTACCGTGCCATCTTAAGTCCAGCCATGCACATCGCAACGTCTTCCTCTGTTATATCTATACCAAGAATGACAGACCAGATACGCGCAATGCGATTAAAGTTTTCCTTAGGGCTACCGTACTGAGCGTC